TAAGCATTTTGTTTTTCTTGTCTTTCTATTTCTTTTACATGGTATAAACAATATTCCTCTTGCTGTGGTAATATTGTAAGTGTGTTATATCCTACGATTCTTTCATGTACCTTACCTTGCCATTCTATTTCAGATGTTCTTCTATATAATCTTGTTTGATAATCGGGCCAGTTTACCCATCCGTTATCATTAACTTTCCATCCCCACTTTTGAATATGTGCATCAGTCAATCCTTTAACGGTATTAACTCTTGGTACAAAGAACAAATCAACATCTTTATTTGAATCTAATAAATCTCTCATATTATTTACTAAATATTCAGATGGAATTTCATCTGCATCAATTTGAAAAATAAACATACCTTGTGCATGATTTTTTAAATTGTTTTTATACGAAGCAAAATCATTATTAAGTGGAAATCCAATAACCTTAATATTTGTATTGTGTAATTGAGAAAGAATTCTAAGATAATCAGTAACAGGTTGTGTTGCTGAATCTGAATCGTATTGTATTAGAATTTCATCATCCGATTCTATTCTTGGTTTTAGGAAATTTATAAGATTTGTAATTTCCTCCAATTCGTTGCAAACTGTGATTGCGTATGTAATATTCACCATAACTTTTTAATTAATACAAATATACAACTTTATTTTGGATTTACCAAATAAATCTATATAATATATTTGTATATATAAATATAAAGTTTTTTAGGAAACGATAAAAAAATTAGTTAATTATTAGGGTTGTATTAAAAGAAATAGGGCCTGTTGCAGTGAATGTATCTGCTTGATTATATTTGTTATATAATACTTTAGCAAGACCACCTTTTAAAGTTATATTATCGGTCCAATCATTATTTATTGTAGATACTATGTTAATCGTACCTCGCATACCACTATGAAATTGACAATTATAATATAATGTTGCCGGTGCCCCTACCGGTACTGTAAATGTTATTTCTCCAGTAGATGCTCCATTATTAGTTACACCAGTATTGTAAGCGTCACCAGTACCAGTTGATTGGTTTGTTTTTATATAAAATGGATGACCACTTACACTTAAATTAAATGTATAAGTCTCACCCTCAATTAAAGTAAGAGTTGGATTTGAACTTCCGTTTATTACATAATTAGATGAACCATTTGCCGTTGTAGTGAATGTAGTTACGTTATTAAACCTCAATAAAGCAGTACCTGTATTTGCTAATAAAGATGCTTTTATTTGAGCTGGTGTTGCTTTTGGATATATTTCGGATAACATTGCAGATACTCCAGCAACTTGCGGAGATGCCATTGATGTACCACTAATATTACATTGTTTATATGATGCGTTTAAATAATACGATGGTCCGCTGAATGCATTTGTATTAGAACATGCACTCATAATATTTGTTCCTGGTGCATATATATCTACACCAGACCCACAACAACTATAAGTTGCTTTTTGGTCGTTGGTAGCATTATATGCGGTACTATCCATAGAACCAACAATAATAGCATTTGGACTATATGGAGATGACCCTCTATGATAATAAATCGTACCACCATTGGTAACTACAAAATTATTATAATCTACTCCAGTAGATGCATCTATTTTATGATAATTATTTCCGGCAGCAATACATACAACAATTCCAGCTGATATCATTTCCTCAACATCAACATCTACCGACCCAATTCTAACAGGAGATGAGTATGTTCCATTTGCACCTCCACTATTAGCTATTAAACCATAGTTAGATTCTCTATATGATGAATTTCCAGTTGTAGATGCATCCGTATAACTTGTTCCTCTATAAGTTAAAGATGATACTGTATCATAATATGTGGAATATCCCCAACTCATATTAACCACAGTTGGTCTACTACCTGCTTTAGCAGTGTGCCAAACTTTAATAGCATCAAAGCAATATGTTACAGAAATACCAGTGTTAGTATCAGTATTCCCTTCTAATCCACTAACTTTTACTGAATATATTTTTGCGTTTTTTGCCCAACCAAATGTTTTACCAACCGCAATACCGGCTACATGAGTACCATGTCCATCATAATCTCTATAATGATTTGGAGATTGAGAAAATCCTAATCCACTTACAGTTGCCCAATTTATTTGCTGAACTCTACTAACACCCCATTCGTCTTGAAATTCAGGATGGTCAACTTGTAACCCACTATCTTGAATTACCACATCAACTCCTTTTCCAGTTAATGTGTAGTTATAGTTTTCAGATGTTGTTGTACCAGTTCCGTAATTATTTGTTAAACTATTAGCTCTGATTAATCCCCAGTTTTGATAATTTCCACTATCTAATGTTGTTTTTGTAAATACACCTTTTTGAGTAGCATTTCGGCCTATTTTGATATCCGTTCTATGTTCCGGTGGTATCTCTACACAAAATACTCTATCATCCCCTCTTAATAATTCTGCTTCTTCATCTGTCAGTAAATACCAACATTGACGAAGTGATGCTGGTCTTTCGTTTGTAAATTCTACTGCTCTATTTGGAATATATAGTTTGCCACCATCGGTATCACTTTCTATATCATTCCAAAACCCATCGTAGTCAATTCCTTCTTTAAGTGCAACATTATATTCTCTCATATCTTACTAATTCAATGCAGACCAACTACCGTTTGCATATCCCAAAAATTTATTTGTAGTTGAATTATAAATCATATCACCATTTGAAGGTGTTAAACTTCCTGTTTGGCCATCCGTAAAGCTTGTAATTCTAAATGGAGAACTAGTAACAATTACTGCAGTAACAGCTGTTAAATTTAGATTAGTTGCTGAACTTAATGTTGGCGTTCCCGCTGCTGTTATGTTTATTCCAGATGCACTTATTGCTCCACTAACAAATAATGAACCAGTTATTATAAATGAACCAGATACAACTGCCGAACCCGTTACAGGAAATGCAGCTGCCGCAGTACCACCAGTACCAGATGTACCAGATGTTATTCCAGGTGCCGATGTTCCAGATGTTCCACTACTTCCAAAGAATGTACCATTTGCGCCAGATGTTCCACTACTTCCAAAGAATGTGCCACTTACACCAGATGAACCAGATGTACCAGCCGAGCCATCAGTACCATTATATCCTGACAATCCCGATGTTCCAGATGAACCACTTGCTCCACCAGCCCCATCAGTACCACTTATACCAGATGAACCAGATGAACCAAATGCAGATGTACCAGCAGAACCAGTTGTACCAGACGAACCACTTGCTCCAGATGTTCCTGCTGGATATGTAGCACCATCCAAACCAGATGTTCCAGATGTACCATTTTGTCCATCCGTGCCGGCTGTACCAGATGTTCCACTACTTCCAGATGTTCCAGATGAACCCGTATCGCCAGATGAACCAGATGTACCAGCCGCTGCTGTTACACCACTTGTTCCACTTGTCCCACTCGTACCACTCGTACCAGGATCTCCCGTAGCTCCATTCGTACCAGAACTACCAGATGTTCCAGATGAACCACTTGCTCCACCAGGTCCATCACTTCCACTTGTACCATCTTTACCAGATGAACCAGATGTTCCTGCTGAACCTTGTATTGATATACCAGATGAACCACTACTTCCAACAAATGTACCATCCTTACCAGATGTTCCAGATGTACCAGATGTACCGCTTTCTCCAGATGTTCCCGATGTACCAGATGTTCCCGATGAACCCGGAACAGTTAATCCACTACTTCCAGATGTACCACTACTTCCACTACTACCATTAAATGTACCATCCTTGCCAGATGTTCCAGATGTACCCGATGTGCCACTACTTCCAGATGTACCACTACCACCATTTACACCACTTATTCCAGATGTTCCCGATGAACCAGATGTACCATTAAAGTAATCCATACCTAATGTTGGCGTAACTCCATTTTTACCAGATGAACCAGATGAACCAGATGTTCCTGATGAGCCAAACATTGTACCATTCAATCCACTACTACCAGATGTTCCCGATGTACCATCTTTACCAGATGTTCCACTTTCACCAGATGTACCGCTTGTTCCAGATGTTCCCGATGTACCAGATGTTCCCGATGTACCAGATGTACCACTACTACCACTACTTCCAGATGAACCACTTTCGCCACTACTTCCAGATGTTCCACTGCTACCACTAACTCCAGATGTACCAGATGAACCTACAAATGTACCGTCAACACCAGATGTTCCAGATGTACCAGATGTTCCAGACGTACCAGCTGAACCAGATATTCCCGATGTACCACTACTACCACTAGCTCCAGATGTTCCACTACTACCACTTTCTCCAGATGTACCAGATGAACCTACAAATGTACCATCTTTACCGCTTATTCCAGACGTACCAGATGTACCAAAGTAAGTACCATCAGTACCACTAATACCGCTTGTACCAGATGAACCAGTACCACCACTTACTCCAGATGTTCCCGAAGAACCACTTTGTCCGGATGTGCCAGTTGCCCCACTTACACCAGATGTTCCAGATACTCCAGACGTTCCCGAAGAACCACTTTGTCCGGATGTACCCTGTACCCCATCTTTACCAGATGTTCCAGATGTTCCAGTTGATATTGATCCTGATAAATAGGTAAGGTTAGCATCCATCTCAGATGCTGTTAGTGGAGAGCCTTTAGTAATTCTTAAAGTTAGTGCCATAGCTTATATTCCTTGTATATTGTAATTGTTATACAGGTAAATATAAGTAAAAACTAAAATAAATTGATTTACTGAACTTTTGCGATTTTTTTGAATATTTCTGGCTTTAAATTCAATTGGTATATACCAGAAATGCCTTTAATTTTATATACCCTATATGTAGATTCCCTTTTTTGGTCGTGGTATATTGTTTTGTTTTTGATAAATGTATTAAATAATTTCTTACCTTGCTTATCGGATTTTACTATAATCTCATCTAATTCTTTAACATCTTCAATTTTGATGTTCTTTGCTGCTGCAGATGATGCCCATTGTATAAATTTGCTTGGTAATATTTCATTTAGTTTAACGCAATATAAATTTTGTGCATCTTTACCAATTACAAATATTATTGGTGCATTTTGTCCTCTTAAATTTTTCTTAGTTCCATCTGCATATTTATATGCTGTAAGTTTGTATAAATTTCTCGTTGCTATTGCTGTTTTACTATATGGTTCTTCGCTTTCAACCATCTTCATATATTCAAGAGTATGAGGCATTTTACAATTTATTTAATTTAGGGAGCTCCATTTTAGTTTTATTTAACTTAGGTGCATTGAAACCCATAACCTTTGGTTGGCCTTTTGTATTTTCCATTAATTTAGTAAATACTTCGTGCATTTTATCTAATGTAAAGTGTGTCAATGTATTAGATTTTAAGCCTTCAGATTTCTTATTATAAGTATTATAGTTGTTATAAACATCATATATTTTATTAGCTGCATTTGAATATTGTACAGTAAACCATTGTGCTTCTTTCATACAAAATTGGTCTGCCGCAGATTCATGTACATTTGTCAATGAACCTTCTAATAAAACTGCACTTTCGCTTGGTAAAAAATCAGTTTGTCCACTCCAACCACTAGCTATAATTGGTTTACCTGTCAAAGTAAACTCAGCCATAGGTCTACCATATCCTTCACCTTTAGCAAATGATAACATTACTTTAACTTTAGGATGATGATATAAATTACTCATATCAGTTTCCTCCATATCACCATGTATTAAATAAATAGATGGTGATTTATCGCCAAATGGTTTTAATACATTTTCAATTTTTTCTCTAGTTTGCTCTCTATCAATTACACTAAATCCAGCGTGAGATGTTTTAACAATAAGACCTGGTCTTTTTTCTTTTGGAAGGTATTGGAATACCGTAGCAAATGTTTTAATTGCCATACCAATATCTTTTCTATCCTGTCCTAAATCTCCCTTCAACCAATGGCCTACAATTAGGAAATTAAAATCTTCTTTTACATTTGCCAATACATCCTTACCACTTCCTTTAGAAAATATTTCAGTATCAACCCCCTCAAATAAAACTTCAACAGGAGTTGTCAATCTAGTTTCTCCAACAATCTCACCGGTTTGTTGATTTTTTTGCTGATATCCAGTTGTTGTCATTACCTGTTTAGTAAAATTAGATGGAACTATTATTAAATCCATTTTATTTCCACCTTGTATAAAATCCAATGGACAAATAGTAGTTTCTACACCAGCGGTTACACCAATATTATAGTGTCCTTTTGGCTCGAATTCATTAGCTACTGAAACTTGCATAAATACATCTGGCTTTTCTCCAATTTCTCCTACAACTCTATCTAACATCCATTTACCAAATTCAGTTGAACCATCAACTTGATTTTGTGGAGTGGTGCCCCATCTTAAAGGTATAATCTTAATATCATACTTATCCATGTTGCGTAAAGATTTCATTAAATCTCTACAATGGTCACCGTAACCGCTACGAGTGAATATAGGTCCTTGAAATACTAATGTTTGTTTCATCTTTATAACTAATTATTTTATTTTAAATACTTCGAATCTTTCTCTTGGTTTCCAATTTTGGAAAACATCTTCTATACCATTTTCTAATTGCTGACACATATTAGTATGTGTCAATCCCATATCATTGATAAATGCTTCTCTACCTTTTAATCCGTTTTCTTTACGGATGTCTTTTGGTATATTATACACCTCTAATATCTTTTCAGCTACTTCATCAACATCAACTCTATCATCCCAAATATATGGTGTTGGTACTGAACCTGCTAATGCTTGTGCTCTACTCCAAATTGGTGTAGACCATTCTCCAGCTTTTACAGTCTTCTCCCATTTTCTCCATTCATGCAAAGAACCAATCTTAACATAATCTTCTGCTTCTAATAACTTACCATCTAGTGTAAATCCACATTGGTCTTGCAATCCACCAGTTACGTTTACAATGATTGGTGTTCCAGCCATTACAGATTCTGCAGTTGCTAATCCAAATCCTTCGTTATTAGCTATATTGATTGTTACATCTGCTATATTATAGATAAGATTTAATTCTTCAACCGGTCTTCTTTTTTCTGAAAATATAATATTACATTCAGGTGCCATTACATCTATTACTGCAGGTAAATCAGTACCATTCTCATCAACAGGCTGTGTGTGCATTACTAAACAAACCTTATCTGCTTTTTCTTTACCAATCATATCACAAAATCTCTTAAATGCTACAATAACATCAGGTGCTTGCTTTCTCCTAATATTGCGATTATTCCAATATAAAACAAAATCATAATCTTTACCACCTAAAATTTCTTTACGGAATTCTACTGGTACATCAGCTCTCTTATATATTTCAGTATTAATGCCATGTGGTACATACCTTACTTGCCAATCCTTTTTAGGTTTCCAAGTTGTTTTTGTATCTAATGCTGATAATCTTTTAATGATACCATATGTTTGTCTAGAGATACAACCAATCCAATCACAACTCTCATAGTAGTTACGATTGTATAATGGGTCTGGTAAATCATCCCAAATTGCGTAAAATAAAAGTGGAACATTTTGTCTGATTTCATGTTCGATATCATACAACCATGTCCAATAACGAGGGTCAGTAAAGTGTAGGATAGCATCAGGTTGTTCAGCGTTAATTAATTGTCTAATCAAATCAGCATTACCATATCCATTCCAAGGAAGAATTTTTACATTAGCATCAGCGATACCATATGTTTTTTGAATATCTTCGCTTACATCTAAAACTTTCCCAGCTTCAGGATGGTTAATTGCTGCTCCTACCTGAAACCAATCGTATTTATGAACTGTACCAAGTACTAATTCTTTAGACATAGTAGCTATACCACTTGCCATTCTCAAATCATCCGAAAGTAAAAGGATTTTCTTCTTTTTTGCCATAACTTATTTTGTTTCTTAAAATTGTGAACCTGAAATTTGTAATTTTAAATACTCATTCATTTCTTGTCTAAACTCATCATCAGTAACATATCTTTCTACTGTTCTATTAACCAGCTTTTGAAGTGTAACATCCGAATCGAAAGAAACCTTTTTAAATGATGAATATACATCTTTCAGTATTTTAACAGTTGTTAGTTTTGTGTTGTCTTGATTCATTATAAATATATTTGTATATATAAATATAAAGTTTTCAAAAAAACATAAAATTTTATTTTGTAGCCTTTTTATCACATATTCCCCTATTCCCAAACTCACAGAACTTACAATTCTTTTTAGCCGGACCTGGTACTTTAGGAAATTCTATATCTCTAAACTTACCCTCATCATCGAATACTGCGTTGATGAATCCCATAAACTCATCATATACTTTAGTAACCGATGGTGAACCATGTGCTGGAATGTGCTTTGATACGTGTGGTATTGGAAATGCCGAGTCTTCGGGTAATTTCCTGCGAAGTATCTGATATTCTACTTTAATCTTTTGTAATGGAATGTTAAATAACTCTGAATAGTATTTCTTATATAAAAGGATTTGTGAGTTTTTCATCTTATCAGCTTTTTGATACTGATTCCATCCCATAGTAGATGTCTTAAGGTCAATGATAATAATTGAATTTTCAGCCACATCTCTTAATACGATATCTATGAATCCAATAAAATGTACGCCCTCTTTAATAGTTGCGTTTAATGGAATCTCAATACCTACTAATTCAAATCCACTCTTTGAGTAAAATTTGTGCATATGCTTATCTAACCAAGCTAATATACGTCTACCATCACCATAAAATTCTTCTAATTGAATTTGAGTACAAGGAGTTCCTTCACTCATTTTATCAGCTTCACTTTTATAAGCCTCTCTCATTTTTTCTAATAAGAGCTTATCTTTGTTGATTTCATCTGCTTGCTTTTTAGAAACACCATACATTACCGAAAGGTAATGTTGGATAGTTTCGTGCATAGCGGTCCCGAAAATTGTGTGCACATTAGATGAACTTTCACCTAACTTATCTATGTAATTTAACTTATATTGATGCGGGCAACTACTCCACATAGAGTATTGCGAAAATGATACTTTTGCCATTATGTTTATTTATATAAAGATACGAAAATTATCCCAATAAACCAAATTAAACTTTGAGTTTTAATTTAGTAATTTGCTTTGGGTCAGTACCATAATTCTCTGCGATTTCCTTTATGTGCATTTTACCGCTTGTAGTTTCATAAAGGATTTTAAGATATTCTTCTGATTCGGTTTCTGATACCTCATAGAATTGTGCAACTAATTTTACAACCCAATCTTCATACTTTTCAGATGAAGCAGGTTTCATATACTTTAAGAATGCTCTTGTCTTTGGAATCAATCCTATCAAACATAAGTACATCGCTTTAGGCGGTGCCTCCTGAATGTAAGG